TTTAGTAGAAGAAGTACGCCAGGTAAATTAAAATGTAAAGTGATAAAAGATGACAATTTAGATTTCCATGAAGGCGATGCCATTAGTTTACAAATAAATGGTGTGCCTTATTTTTATGGTTATATTTTCCAAAAAAGCAGAGTAGGCGACGGTATTATAAATATTACAGCATACGACCAGTTACGCTATTTGAAAAATAAAGATACTATGATATTTGGAGGTACAGCAAAAGAATTGTTACAGCTGATTGCTAGAAATTTTTCTCTAAAATTGGGAGGCGATATTGCTGATACAAAATTTTCAGCTCAAACAAGAATATTTGATAACAAAACACTTTTTGACATATTGGAAGAAATACTTGACGATACATTGATTTCTACGGGTAAAAACTTTGTACTTTATGATGATTTTGGATATTTGTTTTTGAGAGATATGGAGGATATGATACTGGAGGATTTTTTAATCAGCAAAAGCAATATAAGAGATTATAGCTATACTACTAGTATTGATGACAACACATATAACAAAATAAAATTAGCATATGATAACAAAGAAACAGGCGTAAGGGAAATATTTCAGACGCAAAATGATGAAAATATGGCAAAATGGGGAACGTTGCAATATTACGAAAAAGTCAATAGCAAAGAACTCGCTATATTACGTGCTGAAAGCTATTTAAAAATATATAACAGAAAAACAAGAAATCTGCAAATAAAAAACGCTTGGGGCGATGTTAGAGTGAGAGCAGGTACAGGTGTTTCTATCAATTTGGATATTGGTGATATCATAGTGCATAATAGAATGTGGGTAGAAAGTGTAAAACATACTTTTGAAAAAAATAATTATACTATGGATTTGACATTAAAAGGATGGGAATTTGTAGAGTAAAATAACGAAATAATAGCGAACGCATAATATAAAGTTTTTGCCCCGCTTTTTTCAAAAAGCGGGTGAGAGTTTGAGAGCAACGCTCTCAAGGTTTTAACGAAACAGTATTATATTAAAAATGTTATATATTATATGTAAAGTTTTAGTGAAAAGGTTTAAGGTGATTAAAAAGAATATTGTTTTATTTGTGGACTCTGTCCACACCTGCCAACTTTCTTAAAAGAAAGTTGGACAAAGAACTTTAAATTTTGTGAACGCAATTACATCATAAGAGGTGATTTCATGTCAAAAGAACAACAATTTATCAAAATCATAAAACAAGCCGCCATTGAGGCAATACAAAACAGCAAGCCGACCAATTTTTACATAGGAAATGTAATAAATGAAAATCCACTATCTATACAACTTGACCAGAAATTGACATTAACAGAAGAATTTTTATTACTCACAAGAAATGTGACAGATTACACATTGACTATGGAAGTAGAACACAGTACAGAAAGTGCAGGAAGTGATGAAAACGAACATAGTCATGAGTATGTAGGGGAAAAGGAATTTATTGTCAAAAACCATTTGACAGAAGGTGAAAAAGTTTTAATTGCTCAAGTTGTAGGTGGGCAAATATATATTGTATTGGATAGATTGTAGGGGGTGAGCAACATATTACCACAAAACAACGAAATATTAAATAATGGCATAGAGATAAGCACATTACCAACAAAAACACATTACATAAACAAAAATGAAAATCTCATAACGGGCATGACTGACGGCATAGAAGCATTAAAACAAGCAATATACATTATATTACGTGTGGAAAGATACCAACACATAATATATAGCTGGAATTATGGCATTGAATTAAAAGACCTATTCGGAAAACCTACAACGTATGTTTGTGCAGTATTACCATCAAGAATAAAAGACGCACTGATACAAGATGACAGAATACAAAATGTATATGATATTGTGACAAATGCAGAAGGAAATACCGTTTCAGTACATTTTACAGTGCAAAGTATTTACGGGAAATTTGAGCAGGAGGTAAATTATATTGTATGAACATATGACTTTTCAAAAAATATTAAAAGATATGCTTGACAGAATACCAGAAGGACTTGACAAAAGAGAGGGAAGCGTACTATATAATGCGCTTGCACCTACTGCAATAGAATTGCAAAATGCCTATATCGAAATGGATACTATACTAGATTTGACATACATAGATACCACAGAAGGGGAATATTTAACCAAAAAATGTCATGAAAGGGGTATTGATAGAATTGCTACAACAAATGCTATTGTAAAAGGTGTATTTAATATAGATGTGCCAATAGGCAGCAGATACTATATTGATGGTTTGAATTTTATTGTAACAGAAAAAATAGAACAAAATACTTTTCGATTGCAGTGTGAAACTTCTGGGGAGCAAGGCAATCATAGCATAGGCAAAATGATACCTGTGGAATATATACCAGAATTAACAAGTGCAGTGCTTACAGATGTGCTGATACCAGGGGAGGATATCGAAAGTGATAAAAGTTTACGCCAAAGATATTATGATAGTTTGTATGGCTATGCTTTTGGGGGTAATATTGCGGATTATAAGCAAAAAGTAGGTAGTATGCAGGGGGTAGGTGCTGTAAAAATATATCCTGTATGGAATGGTGGGGGTACAGTTAAAATTGTAATATTGTCATCTGAATACACCATACCATCACAATATTTAATAGATACCGTACAAACTGCTGTTGACCCTGTACAAAATCATGGCGAGGGATTGGGCATTGCTCCCATAGGACATATTGTTACCGTTGTAGGTGCAGGACAAACGCTTATTGATGTTGTTGCAAATATTACATATCAAAATGGATATGGATTTGAAAGCATTAAAAGTGCTTTGGAAAATACGATTGATGAATATTTTCAAGAGTTAAATCAGTCATGGGAAAGGGAACAAAATATTGTTGTGAGAGTGTCAAGAATTGAGTCAAGAATATTAGACTTGGAAGGTGTGGTTGATGTGAGTGATACTGCATTAAATGGACAACAGAAAAATGTTGTTGTAGAAAGTGATAATGTTGTTGTAAGGGGTATTGTAAGTAATGGAGTCATTGCGAACGCTAAATAAATAGCGAAATAATAGCGACTGCAAAAGTTAAAGTTTTTGCCTCGCTTTTTTCAAAAAAGTGAGTGGAGTTTTTTGCCACGCCTCAAGGTTCTAACAGAGCAATATTATATTAAAAATATTATATATTGTATGTAAAATTTTAGTGAAAAGGTTTAAGAGGATTGAAAAGAATATATTTTATTTGCGGACGCTGTCCGCACCTACCAACTTTCTTTTAAGAAAGTTGGACAAAGAACTTTAAATTTTGCAAACGCAGTTGAAAATATACAGTTGAAATGGTGGTGTATAGTATGATTCATTTAAAAAACTTAATTGCCTCATCATTTTACGAAATACACAAATATTTAAAACAAAGCAAATACACACATTACTGGTTAAAAGGTGGGCGAGGCAGTACAAAATCATCATTTATATCCATAGAGTTAATACTGGGATTGATGAAAGACGTCAATGCAAATGCGGTAGTATTACGAAAAGTAGGGCAGACATTACAAGGGAGTGTATTTGAACAACTACAATGGGCAATCAGTGCGCTAGGTGTAAGTGATTACTGGGTAAGCAAAAAAAATCCTTTAGAAATGAAATATACTGCTGGGGAAAACAAAATTGTATTTAGAGGTGCGGACAAACCAAAAAAAATAAAATCCACAAAATTCAGCCATGGCTATTGTAAATATGTGTGGTATGAAGAAGTAGACGAATTTGGGGGCATGGAAGAAATAAGAACAATTAACCAATCACTGCTAAGAGGCGGTAATAGTTTTGTTGTATTTTATTCCTATAATCCACCTCAAAGTCAAAGAAATTGGGTAAATGAAGAAGTATTACAGCAAAGAGATGACAGAATCGTACATCATAGCACCTATTTAACTGTACCAGTAGAATGGCTGGGGGAGCAATTCATTATTGAAGCAGAACATTTAAAAGCGGTAAAGCCTTCTGCCTATGAACATGAGTATATGGGAGAGGTAACAGGTACAGGGGGCGAAGTATTTACCAATTTAGATATTAGAGTCATTACAGATGATGAAATAGCAAAATTTGACCATATTGCAAGGGGCATTGACTGGGGATATGCTACTGACCCATTTCATTATACTGTCAATCATTATGATAAAACCAGAAAAAGGCTATATATATACTATGAAATACAGATGTTGCATTTAAGCAACAGAAAAGCAGCGGAAATGATAAAAAAAGAAAATAGATACAATAGCATAATTGTTTGTGACAGTGCAGAGCCTAAAAGCATAGCAGAAATGTATGATTATAATATTAAAGTAATTGGAGCGAAAAAAGGTGCAGACAGTGTTGCATATGGTATCAAGTGGCTACAAGATTTGGAGCAGATTATTATTGACCCTGTAAGATGTCCCAATACTGCAAGGGAGTTTTTGGGGTATGAAATAGAAAAAGACGCAAATGGTAATTTTAAAGGGCGTTTTCCAGATAAAGATAATCATAGCATTGACGCTGTGAGATATAGCAGAGAATTTGACATGAGAAATGTAAAAGTAACATAGGAGGTGGCAACAATATCACGTAATGTAGATTTAAAACAATATTTACCAGAAGTTATAAAACATAACAGAGAATTTCAAGCATTATATCATACACAAAATACACAGGTCAATGCGATATGGCAAGCATTAGAAGTGGTTTTTGATAATGAATTTTTAGAAAGTCTGACAGAATACGGCTGTCAAAGGTGGGAGAGTATACTAAATATGATACCTCAAAAAACTGAAACACTGGAAAACAGACGTAAAAATATATGGATACGACTGAATGAAAATTTGCCTTACACATGGAAAAGACTTGTATTATTGATGGATGCTATATGCGGTGAAAATGGCTACACTATGGAACTACACCACAATGATTATTTTTTAGATGTTTCTGTAAAACTGACAGAACAAAATTTAAACAGTCATATCATAAAACAGATTGTTGAGATGTTTCAGAGGGTATTGCCAGCTAATATTGCTTATGAAAAAAAGTTTAACTATGATAGCGAAAATGCTGTTGTAAAAGTGGGGTGTTTTACAACAATAGCACACTATATAGATATATTGCCTGATATGCCTACTGCATATCAAAACGATTGTGAAATGTTTTCAGATGGTGTAATTTGTGTAGGTGTACATATGGAAATAAAAGAGGGGTGAGTATATGCAGAAATATTGTAGTGTTGTAACAGATATAGGAGAAGAATTGATTGCAAAAGCAGTACAAGAAAATAAAAAATTGAATATTGTATCACTTGCTGCTGGTGACGGAAATGGAGCATTTTATAAACCTACAAGCGATATGACAGCATTAAAAAAGGAATGCTGGAGGGGTAATATTAAAAGTTATAGTATTGATAGCATATCAAGAAATGTCATAAAAGTAAGTGGTGTTGTGCCTAGTACAGTGGGACATTTTGTATTAAGAGAATTAGCATTGTTTGATGATAATGACAATATGATTGCAATAGCAAATGCCCCCGATTTGCTCAAGGCAGTGCTAGAAGAAGGTGCGCTTACTGAAGCAGTGGTATATATGAGAGTTGCTTTCAGCAATACAGATGTTGTAAATATACAAGTCAATACTAGTGTGGTATATGCTACAGTGCAAGAGTTGGAGGTACATGAAAATGATGAAAATGCACATAAAGAGTTGTTTGATAAAAAAGTGGATGAGACTGATTTTACAGCGGAAAATATAGGCGCAATGCTTGAGGCGGCAGGGTGGCAAAGTGGCGGCGATATGTCGGAAGAATTGCAATCAAAAGCAAATAAGGATTTAAGCAATGTGGAACAATCCGACTTCAATAATAAATTTATGGTAAAAAGTAATATTTTTATAGGAAATACAGGCTTGCCCCTGTTGACAACAGGAAATGATAATATTGCGGTAGGAGATAGTACTTTAACAGCAGTTACAACTGGAAGCAGTAATGTTGCAATTTGTAATTATGCTCTATATCGTGCGAAAACGGCAAATTTTAATATAGCAATCGGTCAACTTGCATTAACGCAAAATCAAGACGGAAGTGGCAATGTAGCAATAGGACAACAGGCTTTAAATACACTAAAAACAGGAATAAACAATACAGCTATTGGCAGTGGTGCTTTGTCAGGTTCTGTTGACCGTAATAATGCGACTGGCATAGGTGCAAATACAGATGTTACAGGTGATAGTCAAGTACAAATAGGAAGTAATGGCGTAACAGTATACACACACACTGCAATACAAACCCGTTCTGATTCACGTGACAAAATAGACATACAAGATACGCTGTTAGGGCTAGAATTTATTAAAAAGTTGATACCAAGACAATTTAGAATGAACAGCCGTGAAGCATATTTTGAAATAGGACAACAAAGAGATTTTTCAGCTACAAACGATGGTAGCAAGGCAGGTAAGCGATTCCATCAAGGTTTTGTAGCACAAGAGGTCAAAGAAATGATAGATGAGCTAGGCGTTGATTTTGCAGGGTATCAAGACCACAAAATAAACGGTGGTGAAGATGTACTTTCATTAGGCTATACGGAATTTATTGCGCCTATTGTAAAAGCAATACAGGAACAACAGCAAATGATAGAGTTACAACAGCAAAAAATAAATGAACTGGAACAAAAAATCAATATGGGGGTGTAATACATGGCAGAAAGGAAATATTTTGCAATACTAACAGATATTGGACAACAGAAAGTTGCAGCGTTTGCCTCTGGGGGTGAAAAGGTAAATATTACCGCATTTGTGGTAGGTGACGCGAACGGCGAATATTATACCCCCACAACAGACATGACAGCAATCAAAAATGAAGTATGGCGGGGTGTTGTATCAAATACAGATGTCGTAAAAGACGCACAAAATGTAATAAGAGTAAGCAATGTAATACCTGCTGATGTAAATGGTTTTATTGTAAGAGAAATGGGCTTGTATGATGAAAGCGGGCAGCTTATCGCCATAGGAAATGCGCCCCCTATGCCTAAAGTGATGTTGGAAGAGGGCGTATCAACAGAATTAGATTTGTCTATGAGGTTTGCTGTTAAAAATACAGAAGCGCTTACATTTGTTACAGACCCCCACACTGTCATTATGACAAAAGATATGCTTGATACGCATAATGTGGACAATAATGCACATAAAGAATTGCTTGATAAAAAGGTTGATGAAAATACATTTATAACAGAATTGGCGAAAAAGGTAGACGAGACAAAACTCACAACAGAACTAGCAAAAAAAGTAGATGAAACAAAACTCACAACAGAACTGGCAAAAAAAGCAAACACTAGTCATAGCCATAGTGTGAGTGATATTACAAGTACAATGACGATTGCGAAAGGTGGAACGGGTGCAACATCTGCAAGTACAGCATTGTCAAATTTGGGAGGTTTTCCAAGTGCAGGCGGTACAATAACAGGAAATACCACGATACAAGGAAATTTAACATTAAAAGGTTCTGGTAACTATGGCAATAAAATCAATTTTGGCGATGGAGATTATGTACATATCAGCGAGCCTACAGATGATAATATGGAGATTAAAGCAAGTAATGTAAATTTTGTTGTGAGTGGTAATATTACACAAAATGGTAATAAAATAGGTGGAGGTGCAACAAGAGAACAAATAGAATCAGCATTAGCAGGAAATGGTGCAGGTAATAGCAATGTTGCTTTAGGAGTAAATGCATTGGTAAATAATACTACTGGTAATTATAATATGGCAATTGGACGCAATGCTTTACGCTATAATACTACAGGAGAAAACAATATAGCAATGGGAGGTTTCACTTTATTTAATAATACTACAGGAGATAGGAATACAGCAATAGGGGAATCTGCTTTATATTCTAATAAAATAGGAAGTTTTAATACAGCAGTAGGGTTTTCATCATTAGCAGGTAATATTGATAAGGATAATACAGGAAAATGTAATACAGCTATAGGTAGTTATAGTTTAGAGAATATTACTTTTGGTAATTGTAATGTAGGGATAGGTTTTGGTGCCTTAATGCATATAGAAGAAAGTGAAAATAATACAGCAATAGGATTTTTATCATTAAGTCAAGCTGGTTCTGAAAGTGCTAATAATGTGGCTATTGGGGCAAAGGCTATGGGTAACAAATTTAATTTTACTAATAATACTTTTGTAGGAAGTGTATATAGTGGAATAACAAATAATACAGCAGTAGGAATACAAGCATTAGGCAATATTACAAGTAATGCTAATACAAATACAGCAATAGGATATTTTGCATTGGGTAATTTAACGACTTATTATAATTGTACTGGTTTAGGTAATAATTCTCAAGTTACTGGTAACAATCAAGTACAACTCGGCGATACTAGTGCAACAGTATATGCACAAAAGGCACTTGTTACCCGTTCTGACGCAAGAGATAAGATAGACATTGAAGACAGTCCCCTTGGCTTAAATTTCATATTAAAATTACGCCCTCGCAAATACCGCATGAATAGCCGTGAAACCTATTTTGAACAAGGAAAAGAAAGAGATTTTTCAGCTGTAAACGATGGTAGCAAGGCAGGCAAACGCCCACATTATGGGCTTGTAGCGCAAGAAGTCAAAGAGGTAATGAACGAGTTAAATGTTGATTTTGCAGGGTATTTGGATAGTAAAGTAGATGGCGGTGAAGATGTACTTTCATTAGGATATACGGAATTTATTGCTCCTATGATTAAAGCAATACAAGAACAGCAAAATATGATAGAAGCATTACAAAAGCAAATAGAAGAATTGAAGAAATAAGGCGTAAAGCCTTTTTTTATTGTGATACTTTTTGAGATGTTTTATTGTGTAGCATAGTGCTAAAGGGGGTGAGCATATGGAGTGGGAGGTTGTAACGGTTATTATTGCGTTGGTGGGACTTTTAGCAACAGTGACAAAGCCTATTATGAAATTGACAAAGACCATTACAGAATTAAATGATACCTGTCAAAATTTAGAGGAAAGAATGGAAAAGTTTGAGAATCATAATCATGATAGCCATGTAAAGATATGGGCGCATAATGATAAACAAGATAAACAGTTAGCAGAACATGAAAACAGAATTAGTTTGTTAGAAGAAAGGAAGTAATAGCATGAAAAAAATCAACTGGACAGTAAGGGTAAAAAATCCGTATTTTTGGTTTGGATTAGTTGCGATAGTGTTAGCAGCAGTTGGAGCAAAACCAGAGATGTTTACAAGTTGGACGATACTCATAACACAATGTAAAAGTCTTTTGAGTAATCCTTTTGCATTGGGCTGTGTGGTTGTTGCTGTGGTGGGCTACATCAATGACCCTACTACACAAGGTATTACAGACAGTAAGCAAGCATTGACATACAATAAGCCTAAAAAGGATTGAGGTGAGAAACATGGAACAGGAAATAATAGGTATAGAATATTATGAAGTACCAGCACATAGAAGCAATTACACAAAAGGCAGAAGGCAAAGTATAAAATATATTGTGGTGCATTACACAGCAAATGATGGTGATACTGCAAGAAATAACGGCAATTATTTCAGTCAGCCCAATCGAAATGCTTCAGCGCATT